CTTACGAACACAGCAACTATTATCACCAGAACGGGCATTTTCGATAACGTGGATAAGCTTTATGCTGATAAATTCAGTGACAAGCCCGCTTCGGCGGCTAACCAAGCGGGTGCGCAAACGGGCGAGCCTATTATGGGCGGCGGTGCGGATATGTCCGCCAGTATGGGAGCGGATATGGGTCTCCCCCCTGCCGGTGGGGCTGACTTGACCCCGGAGGGTACGAAGAAGGACAATATGAACATATTGTTGGAGAGCGAATCGCTTATCGATTCGGATTCGTTCATCGATTTGTCCAAGGGCAGCAATTATCTTGGGGAAATCGAGGATAAACTGAGCAAACTTTTAAGGGATTAGGATATTTAAATTAAAAAGATTATGAAATTCGGACTATTAAAATCAAAAATCGAGCAGAAACTTGTTGAATCGTATTCCAAGAACACATTCAAGGACGAGGTCAAGAACTTCAAGAAATTTGTTTTGGAGAACAAGAATATCGGCAAGTTGTTCTATCTATACGACCAAATGAGCGATAAGCGCGGTGTCGATAAATCCATTGCCAACGACTATGTGAACGAGTGTATTACGATTTACGAGAACGTGGAGAACAAGGTAAAGAATTCGGATTATGTCCGCCTCAAAAAATGGGTATCGGATGTTCAGGTCGAGAACAAATATTCGAACATCGATAGTTTGTTTTCTGACAATGTTCTTGACATCGAGGCCAAGGTAAGGAGCAGGAAATCCATTGTCGAGAACATCACCCAGCCCGAAAAGGTTGTTGGCGAGGTTATAAATCTTCCTATTTCCACTTTGGTGAACGTTGCCAACCAAACGGCATCCAAATATATCGAGACATTGGACGAATCCGACAAAAAGGAGTTGCTGTCGCTTTTATCCGAAAACGATGAAAAACTATCTGAAAAGTATAATGCCCTTAAGGAAAACGTTATGGCGAGATTGGGGGAGTTAGCGAGTGGCATTGACTCGGATATTGTGCCCACAATCAACGAAACGATTGAAAGGGTTAAATTGGAGAAATACGACAGGTTGAATTATTACAGGTTGAAATCTCTCAACGAATCCCTTTAATCCTCGGATTTTCTTTTTTGTTCTTTGTGGATGGCACTTTTGATAACATCACGTTTCAAAACGCTGTCTTTCACAAAGAACTTTTTTTTGTTGATTTTGGACATTTGTTTTGTTTTGATAATCTTGCTCGTATAGATTTTCAAAGCTTTTTCGATAGGCATATTTTTGCCCACATTGACAATAATCATAGATTTTTTATATTTTAATATTAAATATATGTAACTTTGCGAAAATTAAATTACAAATGATTGTTACAAAGAAAGGTAGAACAGCGAAAATCAACGGATTGGGTATTTTCAAGAGCAACTACGGAACCGTTGATTATATTGATTTCAAATCCGTATATATAACCCTGCAATGTTGGATGGAGCCCGTAAGGGATTATGAGAATTGGAACAGGATTATCGGTTTGTTGTCGAAGGATATAAGGAACGCCATTTCCGGACACATAAACGGGGATATTTTCGAGGATAGGTTCATATGCGACCTTGACTTAAGGGCGAGCGGGATAAGGCCTGGCAAACGTTCTTTTTTCAACTTGGAGATAAACTTGTTCATAAAAAACAAGGACATACAATTCAAGTCGGATATTTTGAGATTGGAGATACTCAAGATAAACAAGGCGATATTGTACGATAGTTTGTTGAAAAACGAGTGGTTCCAGTGCTTTCCAACCAAGAAAAAATAATTTCTATATTTATATTATAAAAAAAGATATGAGTTTAGAGATAATCAAACCCGGACATACTGGCAGGGGAATTCTCATCGAATACGATGCGGGTTTCGTTTCGCCCAAAGAAGGCCACAATGCAAAAATGATTTCCGAGTCGAAACAGATGCTCGACCATTCAAAGCCCTTTGAGTTTTATGCCGTTCTGCAAAAATACAACACCCCCAATAGAAACGGAAGGGTTTATCCCGAAAGGATTTTGAAAAGGGAAGCGGAGAACTATAAGAGGATGATTGAAAAAGGGACGGCTCTGTCCGAATTGAACCACCCAGAATCGTCCTTGATTGACCTTGACAGGGTTTCGCACGCGATAACCGATATTTGGTGGGACGGTCCGGTGTTGATGGGCAAATTGAAATTGCTTACAAGCCCTGGTTTCCACGAGAGGGGCATTGTATCAACAAAGGGGGATATGGCGGCAAATTATCTTCGACAAGGTGTTACATTAGGTATTTCATCCCGTGGGGTTGGTTCATTGAAAAAGGTCGGGGAGCAGAACGAGGTGCAGGATGATTTCGAGTTGATTTGCTTCGACTTGGTTTCGTCTCCTTCCACTCCAGGGGCGTATTTGTTCTTGGACAAGGACGACAGGTTCAAGTTCGAGGAAAACCTTGATGAGGAGAAAAAGCTTCGCCAATCGGAGGATAAGGGGAACAAATCATTGGCCTTGATGAACAAGCTGAACACATATCTTGGCGGTCGGTGAAAATTTTTTTGAGATTTTTTTGGAATATTCGATTTTAGTGTTTATCTTTGCATCGAAATTTTTTTATAACCAAAACTTTTTTATTTATGGAACCAAAGTATTTTATTGCCAAGATCACCGTTGATGTCACCGATATGGAAACAGGTCGCGTGAAAAAGAACAAGCAGGAAAAATTGGTCAACGGCATTTCCCCCACCGATGTGGAGGCCAAGGTAACGGCACTTTTCGAAAATTACGCCGAGGAATGGAGGATTACGGCGATTGTCGAAAGCAAGATTGATGAAGTATTAGATTAACAAATAAGATAGCTTAACTATTATAAATGGGATGCCGAAAGGTATCCCATTTTTTTTTGCTATATTTTTTATATTTTTTAAAAACATATATTTATTGTAAAATAAAACAAATTTTCAATGAATTGTGATTTTTTGGAAGTTTGATATATTTATTAAAAAATAATAAAAAATGGCAAACGAAAAAAACCTAGTACAAGATGCGATTCTTCAGTTGAAGAACCTTGAGGAAGTTGTATCTGAAAACGCAAAAGGAATACTTGCTTCAACTATGAAGGAAGAAATCAAGGAACTTGTAAAAGAATCTCTGAACGAAGCCGAAGAGGACGAGGAGATTGAAGACACCGAAATCGAAGATGATTTCGACACCGAGGACGAAGAGTCCGATATGGAAGATATGGGTGACGAGGACATGGAAATGGACACTGAGATGGACATGGATATGGAAGAGCCCGAAATGTCCGACACCATCGACCTCACATCACAGCCAGATGGCGAATTCCTAAAAGCTTTCATGCTACTTGGCCCAGAAGACAACATTGTTGTGACCAAGGATGCAGCCGGAAACATCAACGTCAAGGACAACGAAACCTCAAAGGAGTATATGATCGTAACCGAATCAGAAGACGAGGAATACTTTGAAGGGGACGAGGAAATGCTTGACGAGTATTTTGATGATGAAGACGAAGACAAAGACGAGGATGAGTTCGGTTTCGACTTTGACGAATACCAAGGCGAGGACGAAGATGAGTTCGAGGACGAAGAAGAGTTCGAATACAAGGATGAAGATGACGATTATGGCATCTTCGATGAATCCGACGAAGAGGAATTTGACGAAGTCGTTTACGAAATCAAAATGGGTGATGAGGAAGAAGAAATGATGGAAGGTGACGAAGAAGATATGTTTGGCGAAGAATACGAAGAGGAAGACCTATTCGGCGAAGAGTACGACGAGGAGGAAATGATGGAAGGCGATGATGAGGAAATGTTTGGCGAAGAGTATGACGAGGAAGAAGAAGAGGAATTTTTCGAATCCCTTTCCGAAGCCAAAAAGAAAGCCGCCAAAGGGTTTAAAGCCGTAGGAAAAGGAATGGGTAGCCCCAATGTCAAGATCTATCACGAAAAGCCCAATCAAGGTAAAGGTTTCAATGTCAAAATGAAACAGGGTCCCAAAGCCGTTGGAACGGGCAAAGCCAAATTCGAATACAAAGAGGGCAAAAATCTCAAAGGAGATTTCAATGTCAAGCCTTCCAAGATGAAAGGTAATAAGATGGAAGGTAAGAAAATGGAAACCAAAGAAGCGTCCAGAACGCTTGGTTCGGGCTCTATGTTTAGAAAAGGTGGCCTACCAAAGCCACGTGCTCACTCAAAGTTCAATGCCAATATTAAGGAGAACGTCAATAGCGTTGAGCTGCAAATCCTGAAAGATAAGAACATCGAGCTTAGAAAGGCTTTGGATGTTTTCAGAGAAAAACTCAACGAGGTCGCAGTTTTCAATTCCAACCTTGCTTATGCCACTCGCCTCTTCACGGAACATTCCACGTCCAAGCAAGAAAAAATCAATATTTTGAAGCGGTTCGACAGTGCCGAAACTCTTAAAGAGTCGAAGAACTTGTACAGAACCATAAAAGAAGAATTGAATTCGACAAAGAACCAGATGAACGAATCCATTGAGCGTAAAATCGAAAAAGTTCAAACCACGGGTTCCGCTGTTAATCTTATCGAATCGAAAACGTATGAAAATCCCCAATTCATGAGAATGAAGGATTTGATGCAAAAACTAAAATAAACCAATAAAAATAAAAAAAAATCAAAATGGGAGCATTACTTGAATCCGGTCTTGTTGGTAATATTGGCCTTAAGCACCTAAAAGTTATCAAAGAAGACACAATTGAAAAATGGAACCGTCTCGGGTTCCTTGAAGGTCTTAACGGACATTTGAGAGAGAATATCGCGCAGTTGTACGAAAACCAAGCGTCGTTCTTGATTAACGAAGCCACTTCCGATGGTAGCTCCGGTTCTTTTGAAACCGTTGTTTTCCCCATCGTGAGACGTGTGTTCTCGAAATTGCTCGCGAACGACATCGTTTCCGTGCAGGCTATGAACCTGCCCATCGGTAAGCTTTTCTACTTCGTACCTAAAATTCAGGGTTATAGCGGTGGTACCACTTTTGGTAGTCCTTTGACTGGCCCCGAATCTTCTGGTGATCACTATGCGCCTGTTGGTTCCCCCGGTAACTACCCAGGTAACCCTGGTGATGGTTATGTTGCGCCCGGTACCGGTTCCTACAACCCCACCTACACTAAGAACCTTTATGACCTCTTCTACGAGGGCAATGAAGCTGGTCTTGACCCTCCCGGTGTGTTCGACTACTCCAAGGGTCGTTGGTCTGCCGTAACAGCTAGCACCGCTGTTCAAGTTTGGAATGGTTCCAACTTGGTTAACTACACTGGTACATCGCTTGATGGTCAAAACGTTAGAAAGCTCATCATCAAGATGTGCGGTTTTGCTAACACAGGCGTTGGCAAGATGATTGGTCCCGACGGTAATGAGTATGATACCGAAACATTCCTTTCCGATCTTAGAGTTTTTGCAACTTCTGATTTCGCATCTACAGGATCGCCTTGCAATGTTTTGTTCCAAGCTGACGGCACACCCAATTCCTTGTTGTTCCGTGTTGTTACCCAACAATATGGTCAAGGCATTGTTAGCGGCTTGAACAATCGTTCAACAGCCTCTTGGCCTGGTCAAGGCAATGGCGGTTCTTATAATGATGTTTGCAGCCCCGATGGTTGCATTTATTTGGAACTCGACCTTTCTTGCCCCGTTTGCGCCAATTGCGATTCTACTTCTTTGGACGGTTATACCGGAACCACAGTTAGTGGTAGCACAGCTCTTACAGGCGCTAGTTCTAACTTTGTTGCCGTCTTCAGACGCTACGAAGAGTTGGAATTCGAAGATAAGATTGGCGAAGTGTCCTTCGATCTCGAATCCGTAACCGTGACCGTTACCGAAAGAAAACTCAGAGCTCAATGGTCGCCCGAACTTGCACAAGACGTCGCCGCCTTCCACAACATTGATGCGGAAGCCGAGTTGACCGCCCTCTTGTCCGAGCAGGTTGCCGCTGAAATCGACCGCGAAATTCTCCGTGACCTCCGCAAAGGTGCCGCTTGGAACCTTCGCTGGGACTACAACGGCTGGAGACGTATCGCCCAGACCACTTCATACACACAGAAGGACTGGAACCAAACCTTGATCACCGCTATCAACCAATTGTCCGCCCAAATCCACAAGTCAACTCTTCGTGGCGGCGCCAACTGGATTGTGGTTTCCTCGGAAGTTTCCGCCATCTTCGACGACCTCGAATACTTCCACGTTTCCAACGCTTCTCCCGAACAAGACCAGTACAACATGGGTATCGAGAGAGTTGGTACACTCGCCGGACGTTACCAGGTCTATCGTGACCCCTACTTCCCACCGAACCAAGTTCTTATCGGTCACAAAGGTACCTCCTTGCTTGACACAGGCTATATCTATGCCCCTTATGTGCCCTTGCAATTGACACCTACAATGTATAACCCCTTCAACTTTACCCCAATTAAGGGTATAATGACACGTTATGCGAAGAAGTTTGTTAACAACCGCTTCTATGGCAGAATCACTGTTGATGGTGTTCGTACATTCGACCTCAGAGAGCTTCGCTAATCTGGAAATTGACACTACAAATGGGGATTGGGAAACCAGTCCCCATTTTTTTTTGTTTTTTCTTTATTTATTGCTATATTTGCGTGATAATTTATCTTTCAATATGCGAAAACAAACGATAACCGAGAAAGATATCAACGAAATCGTTGACAAATATTCCAATGGCAATATTGGTATTGAGGCGTTGTGCGAAGAATATGGCGTGGGCAAATTAAAGATAAAGGATATTTTAATTAAGAACAACATACCCATCAAAAAGAAAGGGGGTCAGGTCAAACACAACAATACCAAGACCATTATAGAGAATAAGGTCATACAATATACCTCTGAAAGCAAAGAAATGGCTGCTGTGTGCAAGAAAACGGGCATAAGGTTCAATGATGTCAATAACTTATCCGGTGCGCTTACAAGCCATATATTGAAAGAATACGGTAATGTGATTGTACCCACAAATGCGTACCAAAGAAAAAAATATGAGCTTGAGTTTGGCAAGAAATGGTATGAGGAGTATTTCGATATTGTCGAGGTGGATAAAAAGGAGAAATTAAAATGTCCGTATTGTGATTGGTCAACAAATGATATTGAGAACAAAAGTGGCGCTTTGACAAAGCATGTTTATGACGTACATAATAAATCTGTGAGCGATTTGTTGGTGGATATTCCAGAATTGTCGGGTATTTTCAAAACATTTTCAGATTCTATATCGATACAGAATAATTTAACCGATGACAACTCTGTGAGGTGTTTGGAGTGTGATAATTTGTTTTTGGGGATTACGAACAAACATTTGATGAATATTCACAATATGTCGGTGGAGGATTATAAGAACAAGTGGGGTGAACATACGAATATTTATTCAAGGGATACGATTTCCCAATTAAAGGATAACGCTATTTTGACCAATCAAAATATGGAACATATATTCGTATCGAAACCCCAAATAGAGATTTCTGAATTTATACAAAGTTTGGGGTTCGATATTAAGTTATCCGATAAAAAAGCATTGGGTGGTAAGGAAATAGACATTTTGGTTGCGGATAAGAATATTGGGTTCGAATTCAATGGTTTGCTATGGCATTCCGAGAAATATGGTAAACATAAGAGATACCACATCGACAAAACCATCAGTGCCGCCAAAAATGGCATTAGGTTGTACCAAATATTCGAGGACGAATGGGCTTACAAAAAACAAATTGTTTGTGAGCGAATAAAACATATTCTTGGTGTAAATAAGAATATTATATATGCAAGAAAATGTTATATAACGGAAATTGATTCTAAGACAGCCAACGATTATTTGAACAGGACGCATATCCAAGGGGCTACCAATAGCACGATAAGATATGGCGCTTTTTACAATAACGAATTGGTTGCCGTTATGACATTTTCCAAGTTAAGAAAAGTCACGGGCAATTCGAACAACAACAATGATTTTTACGAGCTCAACAGATTTTCAAATTCCAATGTGACGGGCATTGCGAGCAAATTCTTGAAACATTTTATCAAGGAACACGGGCCAAGAAAGATATTGTCTTATGCCGATAGAAGATGGACGCCGATTGCTGAAAATACGTTGTACGATAAGTTGGGGTTTAAATTGGTCGGAGAAAGCCAGCCCAATTATTGGTATATGAAAAATTACAAGTTTAGAGAGCATAGATTCAACCACAGAAAGGACTTGTTGGTTTCAAAAGGTTTCGATGTAAGCAAGACGGAATTTGAGATTATGGTGGAGCGTGGTTACGATAAAATATGGGACTGCGGATCTTTTAAGTATGAGTTGGTTGTTAATAATTAAGTTATATTTTTACTAAAAAAAAAAACAATTAAATTACGAAAAACAATATATTTATAATAAAAAATAAATATGAAAAGCAATTATGTAATAACGGAGGAAGAAAAGAACAGGATTCTTTCCATGCACGAAAATGCCACCAAGAGACAATATTTGGGTGAGCAAGAAACCCAACCACAAACAGACCAAGCACAATCAGGTACGACACAACAAACAAGCGGACAGACTATACAAAATGATATTAAGAATTTTCAAACTAATCCTGATAGTCTTGAAATTTATAAAGCAATTTATCAATATTGTAGTAAAAATCCGCAGCAAAATGCGCAAGGTGTTGACGCAACCTCCGCAATCAGTTTTATTAAAGCTCCAAATGAAACTACAAAAGGATATATACTTAATTTATTTTTAACTGGGATTACAGGTAATAATGTATGCGAATATAATAATTTATTCGCTAATAGTGGCTATGGTAGTTTACACGGATTTTTATCATCCATACCCGCAAATGTACCCATAACTTGGGCTGAAATTAAAGCCGCAATGAATCCGTTGCTTAATCAAATAACACCCAAGGCAACACCACCTGCCGCTGTAGGGGGGCAAAGAAGACCCTTGTTGACCGCAGATCAAATCAAGCGATTGAGAGCTACGGTTGGGTCGACAGGGCAATCGACTAACTTAGATGATGCCGACCTCGATGCGATATTGAAGCTGCTCGGATATAACCCGCTACTTTCAGCAGTTAAATTCAAAAGACCTGGGTCAGAAGATGAAGAAGAGATAGAGGATAGACCATTAAAATAAAAAAAAACAAAAATAATAATATGAAAATCACTGAATCTGAAAAGAATAGAATTTTGGGCAAATATTACAACCAAAGTTCATTCGATATTTTGGTCGAGCAAACGGCTAAAAAAGACAAAGTCAAACAAATACAAAATCTTTTAATCCAAAAAGGTTATAAAATAACCGCTGATGGGTTATTCGGGCCAAAAACTTTGGCTGCGTTTAATGAATATATGTCGAAAAAAGGTGCGACAACTCCGACGCAAACGGCGGGTGGTGATCAATTTAAAACAACTGGGCAAGATTTGCCTGCGGTAACCGTGACGGCGCAGGGGACTCAAAAGGCGCCTATGCTGCCTAAACCTTTTACGGGTAATTTGACGGGTACAACAGAAAGACAACCCATGCAAAAAATTAATATACCAGGGCAAAATCAACCCCCAGCACAAACAACTCCAGCATCAGCACCTGCATCTCAAACAGCGCCTCAAAACCCTATGGAAAAAGGTAGAGCTACTTATAGACCTGTTGAACCCATTAGAATTGAAGATTTTATTCAACAAACACAATAATTAATCCTTTTTATTCGAAACAACTCGGACGCACTTGGATATGACCTCGCTTTCGCCTAAGGAATAAATTCCGGAATGGTGGGCGTATTTAACGGCTTGTACCAAAAAATACAAAGCGGTTTTTTCGTCCATTGATTGTAGAATTAAATCCAAGTGCTCCTCTGATTGCAAGGGAATTGAGCCGAAAAGGTTTCCATAAATTTCATTATTTTCCATATTTATAGTGTAAGAAAAAAAATGAAAATGTCAAACAAAAAAAATATTTCAGAGGCAACCAGCGACAATTCGGGAGGAAGGGGTTCTTATGTGAGCCCATTAAGACCTGGAAAGAAAATTTTTGCCAAATCACAATTGGCACCATTCGATACACCCGTATCGAAATTTTTCAGTCAGTTGTTGGCGGTGGATAGTTACGATGGAAAAATGGATATCCCTAAAAAGGATGCGGACAAGATAGAAGCCAAAGCTAAAAAAGCCTCTATATACGCCAAAAACAACCCTGTATTGAACGATGATGATGGAGACATAATAAACCCTACCCCGGGTGGTAAAAAGCCTCCTGTGAACGAAGATTTGGCTGTTTGGTTCGGCAAGAAAAAGAAACCAAAGGGTTCGAGTCAACCAAAGGGTCCTTGGGTCAATATTTGTAGAAAGGTCGACGGAAAACATCCACCTTGTGGAAGGGAAAAAGCCACGAGCAAATCATATCCCAAATGCAGAGCGGCGGGGGTTGCGGGCAAGATGAGCGATAGCGAGAAAAAAGCCGCTTGCGCACAAAAAAGAAAAGCGGAAAAAACCAATCCGAAGATTGGAACAGGCAACAAACCTAAAATGGTTTCTTACAAGCCGAAAAAGAAATGATTTATTTCTTTTTCCATTTCCCGCCTTTTGAATTATAACGTTTGACGGCAGCACCATTACAATATGCGGATGGACATACTTTATAACGGCTTCTTGCCCAAGCGAGGGATTGTTGCCAAAGTTTTTTGTTCGTGGCAACATTTTTCTTTTCCTTTTCGGATAGATATTCCTCAACCAAGGTGTCGTCCGATTTGTTCATCATAAAATCAAAAACTTGGTCGATGGATTCCTTCGCTGTTGCAATGTGGTCTTGAGCCCAATCGTGGCCATTTTCCAAAACCATTTCGACTTGGTCTTGGGGCAATTCCATTAATAGTTCAATCTGCCTTTTCATTTGTTCAAGATTGCTGAAGAACATATATCTTCCGTCCATTTCATTGATGACCTTTGATACGATGCTCTTGATTTTATTCTCGGGCAAAATTTGTGTTTCGGATATTTTTTTCATTGTTTCAAAACTTTTTTTATCTTTTAATAAGGCTATCAGCCCTGGGTGTTTGGGGGTTATTTGTAATAGTTCTTCGAATGTCACCCATTCAAAACCTTCCGATTCCCAATCCAATATTGGATCAAATTCTTCGTCTATTATCGCCAAATAGTTGTAATACTTAAATGTTTTCGCATTATTTTCAAAAACAAATAACGGAATTAACTTAACCTCTCCAGAATATCCAGATTCTTCGTTTACTTCCCTGATGACCGCATCTTTTGGTGATTCATCATCGTCTATTTTACCGCCTATTGTACCATAGGTGTGGGGTTCGTTTACATATTCGGACCTATAATTAATCAAAAATCTGTTTGTTGATTTTGCGTACATAATAGATCCGGCACCGACATTTCCCCAGAATCTTTCACCACTGGTGTTGTCGAAATCCGCGTATTTTCCGGATCCAAATTCTTTGTCCATATTATAGTTTACGCGTTTAATCCGTACATCCCGCCGAGGGTTATAGCGTTTAGCTGTGTTACTGCGGCACCGTTTCCGTCAGTCCAAACAGGGTGCGGGGGTTCTACCAATATGGCTTCGGTTCCGCCGGTGGTGTTACATATAATAACGCACACATTACTCTCCGTATTTGCGCTCCTTGGTAGTTGGACACTACAAGCGTCACAATTTTCATATAATTCTAAAAATGTGACTCCGCTAGCATCAATACCCTCCGCGAGACCATCTACATACGCGCATCTTATTTCATTTTCATATTCGACTCT